AATGACGGCCGTTGCAATAAACTGACCAGACACTGAATTAAACTCAAGATATGAGCCTGCAGGTATAGACTCACTACTAGCAGCAGCAATTTGTTTTAGTGGTCCTAAGTCAGTAACATCCAAAGTTATAACCGTAGCTTCTTTTCCAACAATTTTATTTATAGGGAAGCTACTACGTGCAACTATCTTTTTGGGTGAAGAACTAAATTTCTTTATNATAGGCATTTGATTAAGTAGAAATACCAGCNGTTACCATAGCCTGACCTTCCACCATTCTTGTTACTCCACCAATAGATGATACCAGAGCAACATCATATTGATATCTTCCTGGTGCCAGTTTTGTGGTGACAGGAGATGTCATAGCAATAGAGACTTCTGATGTGATGGTATTAATACCAACAACAAAGTCATAAACAGTCGGTGATCCAGAGTATTTTCTTAGTTTGGATCTTCCAGTAAATCCAACAAGATTTGAAAGGGTACCATCAGACTCAGTAGAAGTAAATACTTCACCAAAGTCCGCCCCTTGTGGGATGACAATATTAATTGCAGGAGTGGCAGCCATTTCTTATCTTTTTAGTTATTTATCTTTAATGTTCTGTTTCAATAGTTTTTGTAACTCTGCAGTAGAACCAACAAACAATGCATTATTGACAGTTGTTGGACCCTTAAGATCTTTTTCTTCACTTACATCTTTCAATTTCTGTTGAAGAGTAAGTAACTTATCTGTTGCATCAGCCACATTCTTAATCAACTGACCAGCAACTTCATATGCCCTAGGCATCTCACTCTCTTGAGCAAGTTCTAAGATACCATTGATGGCTTCTTGTCCCTTCTCAATAATAGAGTATAGATTTCCCCTAGTGTATTCATAATCTTTTTTGATATCTTCAGATTGAGATCTGATGTTCTCAATTTTTTCCTCCACAATAGGTTCTACTGGAGTAGATTCTATTTCTGTAGAAGAAACATCAAAGGCTTGGTCTAACTCATCATACTTTTTAGTCATAACTCAATCCTAAAAAACAATACCATCAAATCCAAAGTCATCTCCAGGTTCAACTAGTGCATTATCAGCAACAGTAATCTTATTGACTGCTGTTCCTAATACATGTTCCTGTAGAGGTGTCTTATCTCTTGCCCTATCAACAATAAGCTTGTTACCACTCTTAGATTTGACATACATCTCTTCTTTATTGATAGTGATATATGAGTTTTCTGGAATGTCTGAAGCGTTTTCAACTTCAATAACAGTTTCACTAAGGTCAATATTTCCAGTCAATACAGTTGTGGCATCTCCATCATAATCCTTGATTGCTCTTGGAGTTACTTGATAAGTAATATCTCTCTCTGCCTTCCTACTTCCCTTGCTACCAGCAATGTAACCAACAGAAACCTTATCAATGATACTTCCAGTAACATCCTTGACAGGACCGTAGATATAAGTCTTAGCAGTAAAGGTTAGTGTATATACAAGAGCTCTTCTAGTGTCAAAGTTACCTTCATAATCATCCTCCATCTGAATGGTGTCAAGATTAATAGCTACATACTTAACTTCATTCAAGTTACCTAAGAACTTGATAGGAAGTGAGTATGCAGGTTGAAAATAGGGTAAAATCTGTTCAATAATCTGTAACATATCATCATTCAACTTTGTCATAATAGAAAGTTGAATTGTCATGTTATATGGAACAGGAACATATGCCTTCTTCGTAGTTCCACCAGATGTTTCAGATACAATCGTTTGAGTTTGAGTTACTTTCCTACTTGGATCATACTCAAGATTAGTAAATTCAAATGACATTCTTGGAAGAGTAACCTGAATAGGTTTATTCAGATTCGCCTCTTGTTGCATTCTTGCAAGAAACTTTTGAGTAGGTCCATAAGCAAGAGGAACTTGAATGACACTAAAAGTCTCATCATTACCATCTTTATGATGAACTTCTATTCCATTAAAAAGTGTTCCGAATCCAATAATAACGGATCGGAAGACCTCATTGTAAAAATACTCAAACATTATCCTACTCTATATTATAACTATTTAGATTAAGGCATTCCAAATGGATTGACTTCACTAAAATCAATCAACTTATCTCCTTCTGCCTCAATAGTATCATTATCTGCAAATGGTGTGACAAGATCATCCTCATTCTGAGAATTCAATGCATACAATGCACCAGACTCAGTTCCATAAACAGATTCACCTGGAGTAAAGGTACCAGATACAATCTTGATTTCAAGAACTTTTGTTGGATTGTCCCAATTATTAACTCTCGCAGTTGTACTGGAACTTGAACCTATGACAATTTCATTATAGAGGTATGTTCCTACACCAATTGTTGCCCCAATACCAGAAGGTGTTTCAATATTAATTGCACCAGAGATATCACCAGTAGTGTAACCAGTACCAGCATGTATGAGGTAGATATCAGTAATATTACCTACAGAGTTAATGTAAGCAATACCAGTGGCAGATGTACCTCCTCCAACTGGTGGAGCGAAAGTAATTATTGGATTAGAAACATATCCAGAACCACTATTGGCAACAGATACACTTTGAATGGTACCATCTCCAATTCTTGTAGTTGCAGCTGCTCCTGCTCCAGACTTATTAGTTAAGTTTGTGAATGATACCCAAGGAGCAACAGTGTATCCACAACCAGAGTTGGACATATAAACTGCATTGATCTTTCCTCCAGACCCACCTGAACAATTGATATAATCATTGGTGATGGAAGAGATACCAGCAGTGATAGTTCCACCAACTGGAGCTGATGAGAACCCTACAAGTGGTTCATGATCATAATTATTACCCATGTTTGAAATAAACACATCAGTAACACCACCATCTCCACAAATAGAGACATTTGCAGTAGCAGTTTGACCTGCACCAATCATTTGAAGTGTCTGAATGTAACCCAAATCTTGAGTCTCATCATCAATATCATCAATACCAGTATCAATAACCTCATCTTCAAGACGGAAGAGACTACAAGTTAATGTATAGACATAGTTTTTCTGTAACTGATAGAAAGGTTGCTCATGTTCAACATACTTAATCTCAAATAACCTATCTCCAAATGGAAAGTATATTAAATCACCTTCTTTGGGTCGTGTTGTTAATTCACTATTAGGAATCTCAGCAGCCAAAGGTGCAATATAGTTTTCATACCTTTCTTTTGAGATAATAATCTTTAAATCATCATAATTTTGGATACCAAACTTTGTTAGGAGTGTTCCTTGACCACCATATCCTTCATAACTATCAACATATGCCTCAATTGGATAAGAGTTTTTAAATTCTGACTGAACAACCTCTCTAATAACAGTATTAGTAGTTACAAACTGTCTAGGCATATAATATACCTCAACACCATACATTCTCAACTGTTCATTGATGAGATCTTGAACTAAATTCTGTTCAGATTGTGATCCTTGAAGAAAAAATGGATTTAACATATCAACCTATCATGTCCATAGGTGGAAGTTCATAAGTATTGGACATTTTCTCTCTAATTACTTCCAATTCTTTCTCTGCATCCTCATACATTTGTCTTCCATTCAGTTCAATTCCACCAGGAAGTTTGACACCTTGGAATTTCATCATATTTTGACCCCATTGTCTCTTGATTAGGGCAGTAACATAAGGTTTTAGGAAGGAATCATTCCAAATTCTGGTATAATCTGTCCCATTCATGGCCCTATAACACTCAATAATGAGAATTTCTCCCACTCTTACAGTACTCCAATCAATATCAAGATACATTCTGTCTTGTCTTTGATTAAATCTGATGTGTTTGTGAGTATTTAAGAGGAAATTCATGGTTTCCAGGTAACTCATAGTCATTGAATATGACAACATATCATATCCAGATGCTGCGGTGACTCCACCCCACATACCAAACACATCATTTAGGAAAAACTGGTATTTTACATTAAACATACCAGATCCCATAGTATTATTGAACTGAAAAACCTTCTCAATTCCAATAATATCTGCAGGAATTTGTAAATAATTACTGTTTTCGTAGTATGTGAAGGTTGTTGCAGATCCTACAATACTTGTAGTTGCAGTTGTGGTTGCAATTCCGACAGTAGTTCCACCAGTTCCAGGTGGTCTTGCCTGACCTCTGTCAATATCATCTTGAGTTATCTTATATTTTAGAAAAACCTGCTCAACACCATCAAAATGTCTCTCATTGAACAATTGAATTGCATCATCAACTGAGTCTTCAATCTGTTCATCAGCAACATTTATCTCCAAGACAGGATAACCCAACTGTCTCTTACAATAATCAATTAGTTCTTGTCTAGAAGCAGGCTTTGCCATTATAGAACAATCTTTTTTCTATTTATGTTTATCCATAAAATGTTGAAGCATCAATTTAATATCACCCAAATCACCTTTAATAGTATAAAGTTCACATTCAATGGAATTGATTCTTTCCTTATCAGAAGAAAGTTTCTTATGATTCGTCATATACGTGTTAAAATCATTTGCATTTTTGTTAATTATGGCATTGGAATGGGTATCTCTAAAGAACCCATCCTTACCTTCAATTGGTAACATTGTCATTTTATGCTAAAGCGATTACACGTAGGTTTCTGAACTGAGGAACAATTGACTGGTTGGTTGATGTTCCAATAATCTTGATTCTGAATGACTTGAATGCAGGAAGATTATCATTACTGAACGTATATTCTCTGAATTGGTCAATTCCTGGACTTTGACTAATCAAGTCATCATACTTAGGAATGTCTATGTCCGAAGAACCATCATTATCAATTTGACTGATAAGGTTTCCATCGATATCAAAGTTGCCATAACCAGGGAATGGAACAAATACAGTCTCATCTGCCAGTGAATCATCTTGATCTAATGCATACAATACTCTAACATCGTTATATCTGGAGATATAAGCATCAAGATAAACTTTCAGACCACTTGCAGGATTCTCCAAAAGAACATTCTTACTCACATAAGTGAAGTTATTTGGATCATCAACAGTTGTATTGACTCTAGGGTCAGTTGCATAATTTGTAATTGGTGCATTGACTCTGTTAGTCACAAATACAATAGAAGAATTGTCTAGGTCAATTGCTGGTGACAGTCTATTGTCTGAACTGAAAAAGTTAATACCTGCAGTAAAGGACTTATTACCAGGTTGAGTGGTAAGATATGTGTTCTCATTAATCTGAGAAGCAATCATTCTAGGATCTTCAAAGTAGTTCTTCTGGAAGTTTGTGACTTCTGTGTAACCCTTATCAACATAAGAAGCTTCCCCACCAGAAATACTGGTCTCAGAAATTGTTCTTGCCTGAATGACAACATCAGTCCCTTTTGGTTCAATAGTATTGATCTTAGGAATCATTAAGTTGAAAGGTAAGTTATAAGTACCTTTTGCCCTAGGACCACCAGCCTTTGCATCAGTTGCAAAGTATCTTGATCCAAAAATAGTACCTGGAGACCTGTCAATACCATAATCTGTGTCATCCATATCAATCTTGACATTGTAGTAGTCAAGTCCAATAGGATTGGCCTTAGTTACATCTCCAAGATTATGTGTTCTATTGATTCTTCTCAGTGAAATACCATCAAGTTCATACTTATAAACTAAGTCAGAAACACTGTGAGTAGTTACTTGACTATCATCAATACCTCTAGTAATACCAATCAAAGTATTATTAGCAACTCCAGTGTAGGAAACAATTTCCTTACCAATTTTGGCATATCCTGGATTAGTAGTTCCAACACCAACACCTTCAAACTGACCAAAGACATTTGTATTGCCAACACTAATAAGTCCAGTATCAGTTCCAGTGTAACTTACTGTTAGAGTGGTAGGTGAAACATCAGATGCAACATCCGTCAAAGTAACACGGTTGATTCTTGTGTGCATTCCATGATTTCTCTGGAATACTTGCATATGAAGTCCATCACTATTAACTCTAATAGGTGCAACTGGAATTGCATTTCCACCAATACCTGAATTGACTGCGGTAGTAATACCTGCCTTATTGATATAAGAGAGTTGTGTGAGAGTATCAAACTCACCTTGAACATTGTCAATAATAAGTTCATTGTTACCAGAAACCTCACCAACTGAGAGTTTCATATTTCTTCCAAGTTGAGTATTACCCACAATGAGAGGTCTTAAAACATCACCAACTGAGTAACCCTTACCACCAGCATTAATGGTAGCACCAACTGCAATACCACCCTCAACATAGATGTCTGCAGTTGCATTTAGTCCATTACCAGTTATTGAGGTAAGTGCAACACCTGCAAAGGTATAACCACCTGAAGAAGGTGTATAACCAATACCAGAGTTTGTGATCGTAAGTGTTGAAGTTGCAGATCCTGCATAACCTACCAATGTTCCACGACCAGTCTTACCTACCTGAAGAATAGTATTACCAAACTCAAGTGATGCATCTTGAAGTGTGGTTCCAATACCTACACTAATATTTCTAGAGTCGATACTGATAGCATCTTTAGAAATACGAGAAAGTGAGGTTGGAAGTGTTGGGTTGAAGAAACCAACAAAACCTTGTCCAGTAAAGTTTGCTCTATATACAGTGAACTTCAAGTCTTCATATTGACTTGGTGTCCAAACAGTTGCGTTTTGTGATTTAAATAGTGAGCCAAGAATTGGTTGTGACGATACAAGTTTCTGTCCAGACTCTGGACCCAAAGTTGTAACATCAGGTTCACCAAGTCTAGAAATCCATACTCTATACTCTAAAGAAGCTGATAAGAGAACAATTGCATATTCTTTCTGTCCCCCAACATACAC